ATCGTTTCTAATTCTTGGTTTTTAGTGCTCATGCTTTCAACGCGTCAATCACTGCACCCACTACCTGACGAATACTATCAGCGCGAATGACAGAGATCTGTTTCAATTGGTTATTGGACTTGACATAAAAATCATACTGTGTCACTATAGTCTCAGATGGGGTTGGTTTAAGATCGATCCAATTGGTAATAACCTCACCGTCTTGTAGATAATGACGCGTAGATAGATGTTGAGGGACAGCAGACTGTGCCTCGATCGTCTCGATCTGTTCACCCACCACGGATATAATAGACTCTGGAACACCATCGTTCTTAAAGGTATCGTTTGTTTCTATAACGAGTTGACCCAGATCCACGTTCTTATCGACAACTACACCACCCGCACCTGAGCGTTGACCAGTGACGATCTGACCGACTTTAAATTTGTCGGTGATATCTGAGGTCGTGTTGAGTACGATGTGTGGGTAGTCTTTCTTGACTTTAGAGAGGACCTCTAGGTCCGTTAATGGCCATCCAGACTCACGTATCTGCGGATTGAGTAGATACAGAGTCCAGTGCAATTGAGGGTTATTGTATAGTTTGTATGCCACGTGGTCTGCGCGTTCACCATGTTGGATATAGTAGTCCTGATAGAACGATGCGTTCTGACGTACCTGATCAACTACTTCTACATATCGTGTTAGGTCCTGTGTTACCGCAGATCCAGCATCGAACTCATACAACTCTACCGGAAAGTTTTTAAAATACATTAGAATCCGTCCCTTATGTCTTGTGCGTTCAATGCGACTTCTTCACGGAAAGAGAGTGTTAAGTCATACTCAGATGCATAAGACTTTTCTGGACCCTTATGCCAAGCCATAGAACTCGCATTGTAGCTGGTAGTAATAGACTCCAACACACATGTTTTGATTTTGGTTCCGATCGGTTGACCGTTTGCAGTCAGAGTTATGTCAAACATGTGTGGGTATTTGTAACCTGCTGATATAGCCCCTGCCTGAATAGATTCTGGGTATGCGTGTAGTCGAAAACGTTTGATGATCTCCTCCACCTCTTGTGCCTCACGTTCGGAGACGGGTAGAAATTTGAACTGAAACTGGAATGTGCGTAAACCTACACCCTTAAACATAGCGCGAGTATTAGGGTTGACAGTTACTGCCGAGGATAATTGGAGAGGTAATTGCAATTCGTCAGGCATTAGTTTTCCTAAAATACCTTTAGCGTTACGTGCAATCGTAAGCTGTGCGAGGTCTTTACCATTACCCGATGCGTCAGTTAAAGAACCGAATCCGGTTTTGAACATCTCACCGATCGCTTCACCGAATCCACCGCCGTTATTAAATGCATTAAGTGCTGCCGCACCTGTCATACCAAGGTCAGCATTGGAATACTGTAATGCGTCCCCTGTAGAAAACCCTTGGGGTAGGTATATCTTGATCCCTGAAGTAACGTCAGTTCTTTCATATGAGGACACTGGTGCGTCACCATCACCATTTGCATCTCTTTTTGCTTGACCAGCCTCTGCTGCCTTTTCTGCAGCGGCAATCTTTTCTGCATCACCTCCCGCGGCGGAAACGAATAGATCGAACTTTTCTTTCAGACCCGTCAATATATCGGGAACACCTTCGATTGCGGCACCATGAACCTCTTTTATACTAAATTTTATACATGCCGGATATCGACCCTCCCTATGATAGGGATACTTTAGAGGGCCCGGTGGTGATGGTACTTTAAGAGCGTCTTCCTTAGCCTTTGCGATCTCGGCTTCAGACATTTCTTTTACAACAGCATCATCCGTTGATACTGTCACATCACCTAAAGGATTTTGAGTACCAGTACCTTCACTTTCACCCTTCTTTACGAGGCGACTGCTTACTACTACATTTGGATCGTCTGACATGATAATCTCGCGTCTATAAATATCGTTACACTATTTATACACGAAATCGATGAACCTAGTAGACGACACTAAATTCCTGACTGAGGGATGGGACACCATTGAGGGTCACGTTCTGCCTGATAATAAGACGTGTCTGGCGTTTGCGAGTATATTATCTATGACGCAGGCAAATACCGTCTTCGAGATTGGGTTCAACTTTGGTCACAGTGCGTACACGTTCCTATCCGTCAATCGTCGTGTAAGAGTGCACTCCACAGATATTGGACACTACCCACACACAGAGGTCAATGCTGGGAAGATCAAGGATCAGTTTAAGGATCGATTCCAGTTCACCCTATGCGACTCACACCAGTTGATACCTGACGACGTATCTGGTTATGATATGATTTTCATTGATGGGGACCATACACCCAAGGGAATGGTTCAGGACATGGACCTATGCGCTGAGTCGGGTGTCGAGTGGATGTTGGTGGACGACTACGTCCGATGTATGGGAGACCTATACCCCAAGGCGGTCATCGACAACCAACTGGATCGAGACGACTTCCCATACCGCAAGGTGCGAGAGTTCTACTACCCTTCCACTGACCGCCTCAACTGTATGGTCCTACTGAGACGTTATGAAAACGTATAAAGGGAAGTATAAACCCACCAAACCACAAAAGTATGCAGGCGACGTGAACGAAATCGTCTACCGTTCAGGGTGGGAGAAGTATGTGATGATGTGGTGCGACAAGAACTCAGACGTGGTCCAGTGGGTTTCTGAGGAGTTGGTCATACCCTATATCTGCGAGACCGACAAGAAACCCCACCGATACTACGTGGACTTTGTGATCAAGTACAAGTCGGGTCGTGTGGTGTTGGTTGAGGTCAAACCTGCCAAAGAGACCAAGAGACCAGAGAAAAAACAGGGCAAGTCTCGACAGACACTCATGACTGAGGGTCTCACCTACATCAAGAACCAATCCAAGTGGAAGGCTGCGGTCGAGTATGCAAAGGACCGTGGATATCAGTTTGAGATATGGACAGAGAAAGAACTCACCACAAAGGGTATCATGCCCAAGGCTGCGCAACGCGTCAAGTCCAAGAAACCACTCAAAAAGATGCCTGCGTTCAAGAAACGCAAAAAACGTGTATAAATAGAGAGAAAGGTTTTAGGACAAGGGTCTTATGTCTAAAATATTCCAGAACTTAGAGTTGCAGGCGTTCCGTGCGGGTATTACACCCCGTACCAAGGAATCCCGCAGATGGTTTCAAAACAAAATCAAAAACATTCGCAGTGTTAAACGTGAAGAGTTGATGGATGAGGATCCACTCAAGAAGACTGGGCAAGAGGTCGTGGGCAACATGTATATGTTCTTCTACGATCCTAAGTTTAAGAACGACCGAAAGAAACTGCCGTATTACGATGCGTTTCCATTAGTAGTTGTGGTAGGCCCTGCAAAAGATGGGTTCTATGGATTAAACCTACACTACCTACCTCCAATACTACGTGCAAAGATGTTGGACGCGTTGATGGACATCACTAATAATACCAAGTTTGACAAGTCGACCCGCTTCAAGATGTCGTATCAACTCTTGACCAGAACCGCAAAACTTAAGCACTTCAGACCGTGTTTTAAACACTATTTGAACAAACACGTTGACGGTAGATTCGCGATGGTTCCCGCCCCTGAGTGGGAGATCGCGACATTTCTACCGACAGCAGATTTCCGATACGCGAGTAACCAAAAGGTGTACTCCGACTCGAAAAGTATGATAGGCGACTAACGTATGGCAGGTATAGAAGAACTAAAATCAAAGGTGAGTCTCAAGAATGGTTTGGCATTCTCTCATCACTTCGCGGTAGAGTTGCCCCCATTTGCGGGTATGAGAGGAGACACTATGAACATCCTATGTAAGGATGTGGACATGCCTGGTAAACAGATATTGACCTTAGATAGGTCCATTGGGGTACACACTGAGAAGGTTGTAAACGGTTTCGCGATGTCTGACCTTAACATGACGTTCTACATGACCAATGACTATGGTCCAAGGAAGTACTTTGATGAGTGGATGTCCCAGATGGTCAACGAAGAAAACGGGAACATACAATGGAAAAAAGGAAAGGACGGTAGCGGTGGTTTTGCGAAAGACATCACAATTCATCAACTGTCAAAACCACAGGCTCGTTTCGGGTTTGATCTGGGTATACTAGACATCAACTTTGATCTATTGGGCAGCTCTATATACAGCGTGACCTTAGAAGATGCGTTTCCCATAACGCAAAACGCGATCAGTCTGACCAGTCAAGGGGGGATCGTAGAACTTCAAGTGAACTTTGCATACACCAAATGGGTGGTGAAGAAAGACGCGAGAAGTAAACTTGCAGACCTGATTGATTCCAAGATAGGTATCAATCTAGGCGGAATTATTTAAATTATTAGGATACATTATGGCATTACCAAAACTGAATGTGTCACCTAGTTATGTGGTGACAGTTCCTTCGTCTGGACAAAAGACAACCTTTCGTCCTTTCTTAGTAAAGGAGCAGAAAGCATTAATGATTGCATATGAAACACAAGAAAGATCCGACATAGTTCGAGCGATCATTAGAACCATACACTCATGTGTTGAAGAACCAATATCGGGGAGACTCACTACCTTTGATGTGGATTACCTTTTCACCAAGATTAGATCCAAGTCAGTCGGAGAGCAAGCGGACCTCATCATACAGTGCGAAGAATGTGACTCTGAAAATGAGGTACAGGTAGACTTGGACTCGATACAAATAGACGGTGAAATCAAAGACGGAGTGCTACAGATAACCGACGATGTTTCGTTGTTGATGAAATACCCGACGTATGAAGAGTTTATGAACAACACAAAGCTTCTAGACAGCGAAACACAAACAGAAGGGTTGTTGGAATTGATAATGGCATGTATGGGATCGGTTCTGACCGAAGAAGAAAAGGTAGACCTCTCAGACGAATCGAGAGAATCGGTGTTAGAGTTTATAGACTCAATGACAACCGAACAGTTTGAAAAGCTTGCGGACTTTGTAAATTCAGCCCCCGCAATCAAACAGGACTTGGAGTTTAAGTGCAAGTCTTGTGGTCACGATAATGTTCGTGAATTGAAAGGTATTGATGATTTTTTTTAGTAAACCTCTCTCACGATAACTTGATGAACTACTATCAAGTCAACTTTCAACTGCTCAACAACTTCAATTACTCACTGGACGAAGTTGAACATATGATACCTTGGGAGAGGGAGATTTACCTCCAAATGTTGATAGACGACATTGAGGAAAAAACGGAACGTGCGAAACAACAAGGATAAAAAATGGCCGAACAAACGACGTTAGATGATGTCATTACTGCTCTAAAAGAACAGAATGATGAAAAAAAGACTGAAGATATCCTTAACAGGATGGCTGACCAGAGCGCGTCGTTAGCGGAACAACTTGCGGCGTCTGAAAAAGCCAATCAAGAGAGATTTGAAGAGTCCGAAAAACAAAAACGTAAAAGCGAAGAAGAAGCGAGAAAGGCGCGTGTTGAGGCAGCCGCTGACGCATTGAATGCAGAAAACGAATCCAAGTTAACCGGAAAGGACAAGGACCCTAAGAGCAAGAGCCGACTTGGTGGTCTAATGGACAACACCAAAAATAGAATCGCTGGTGCGGGTGGTGGTTCTATTGGTTTAGGTCTAGGACGTTATGCTATTGGTGCTGGTTTGGGTATCGCAGGCGTCGGTGCTTTTCTTAGTGGTGAGAATGCACAAAAGGCGGGAGAGGCCGTCAATAATTTTATTACAGGGGTAAAGGGTCTCGTAGATAAAGCCGGTATTGAGGTTCCGAAACTCACAGACATGTATACGAAGGGTAACGAAATCCTTGGCAAAACTCTGGACGGAATTATTGCAATTCAAGAAGGTGATTTCGAATCATTCAAAGAATCGGTACCCGCCCTGGCCACATCAACTGCAATCTTGACCGGCACCTATAGAAAAATGATGGGTAGTCTCGATAAGGGCGTAAGGGGTGCGGGTTCCGTCCTCGGCAATGCCGTTAAGAGCGTTGGGACTGGATTGTCCAATGCAAAGAATTTTGTTACGGGAAGAACACCGCCAGTTCTTGATGGTAATGAAAGAATGCAGAGAAACGCTCGCACGACGAAGTCGTTGACCGGAGCCCAAAAAGAAGCACTAAAGGCAAAGGGGTTTAAGATTGACAAAGCCGGCAACTTGATGGAAGGTGGTAAACGAATAAAAGCAGACGCGGCAGACAAAGCATTAAAGGGAGTCGGCGCTTCTACATCAACTTCTAAGAGTAAAATAGTAGATGCCGCGCAGAAAAGAGTATCTCAAATGGCCGGCAGTGATAATAAAGCTGTTGCGAAGGCAGGAAAACTCGCACAATTCATCGGACCAAAAGGCGCAAAGATCCTTGGGGGTATGGCAAAACTTGGTAAAAGAATTCCCATTCTAGGTCAATTACTGGGAGTCGGAACTCTTGGAATGATCGCAGTAAACGAAGACTTAACTCGTGCACAGAAGACTAAAGAGATGGCTAAAGTCTTTGGTGGTCTTGGTGGGGCCACTTTAGGAGCGATTGCGGGAAGTGCCATGGGTACCGCATTAATACCAATACCAGGCCTAGGTACTGCAATCGGTGGTATTGGTGGTGGTATATTTGGATCAATGTTTGGTGAGGAAATCGCAGAAGCGCTCGCAGGAGCTATCATGGGAGATGCACCAACGCCATCGTCTGAAATGACAAAACTCGTGGCTGATACTGGTGGCACGATAAAGGCATCCGGAAGTTCTCCGAGCCTGCCGGCGTCTGGGGGTTCCCCGAGCTCATCTTCAATAGGTAAAGGTGCACGTGGAGTAGGAAAGACGACAGGAAATGCAATATCTGCTGGTCAAACCGCATATCAGTCAGCGCAGTCTAGTGCGGGTGGTGGTAGTACTAATGTTATCGCTCCCCAATCAACCAC